ATTTCTTTTGCCTTTTTTAAAATGTCTTTATCTGTTGCAGCTACAAATACACCTTCGTTTTTTAATTTTCTACGAATTTCTTTTTGAACTTTATTTACAGTAATAACCTCACCTCTGTCTTCTATTTCTTCCATTACTTCTTCACGAAGTTCTGCTTGGTTGTTTATTAGTCTTGTATTACTACTTTCGTCTTTTGAAACTGGCATTTTGGAAAGGTCGTCTTGTTCTACCTTTCCAATAGTATATTGATTTCCTTTGTGTTTACCTTGTTTGAAATTTTCATCTAATACTTCACCTAATTTAGCTGCGGCTTTAATTATAAACCTACCAATTTTGTTTTGTGCTTCAGTAGCTGCTTGATTAGCTTTAGCAAATTTTGCCATTGCTTCTGCTGCACTATGTAAAATTTTTACTTCTTCTACTGTCTGTGCAATAGCAAGTTCATATTCAAATGATTCTAATTTTTGTATTTCCTTCATTTTTTTATTTATATAAATTATTGTTTAACCTTCTTTTTATTATGTTTAAGTCAGCTATTGTAGTAGCTTTTCTTACGTCTTTTTCTAAATTGTAACGTTCTTTCGGTACAGGTATTTCACCAAAGATTTGTTCGTATTCTTCTGTGTCTACTTTTAGCATTACGTCTTTAGACTTTGTTAAGTCTTTATAACGTTTTATGCCGTGTATTATAGTTGCGTGATTCCTATTAAAAAACGAACCTATCTTTTGAAAGTTCATTCCGTGTTTACGCATTATCGTATACATATACATTCGTTTGTTTATTAAAGGTGAGAAACGTTCTTTGCTATCAAGTCCGTCTTTTTCTATCACCTGTTTAATCAAGTCTTCCATATATCCAAGTTATAAGTGCGCAGTAAATTATTTCTATTAGTCGCATATTTCTACTTTAATAATTAAGCCTTTCCACAAGTTAAAGGCGTTTATTGCGTCTTGTCTACTGTATGCCTTTATGTATTTAATTGCATAGCTTACTGGCGCACTTGTGTTGCTACCTTTGTAAGTCTTATAAGTTACTCTGTATGTGTTTAACATTTCTTCACGTTTTAGTAAATAGTCAAAATAAAGACTATCGTTGAAATTGTCCCAAAATTCAAGTTTAAATGGATCATTCATAATTATTTGTCTTCGTTTAAAATTCGTTCAAGTTCTGAACATATATCTTCTTTAGAATAGTATAAAATGCCTTCACATTCTAAAGTATCTATTCTTACAAAAGTTGTAGTTTCTTGATGTTCTTCGTATTGTATTTCATCTGTAAAAGAATTAAAGCTTACGGCTTCTTCTATCCAGTACGTTTCGTTCTCTATGCAAACACGAAATGAAGTGTCGTGTATTCCAAATTCAACAATATCGTCTTCTATGTTGTATATTTCAATTTCGCCTCTCATTATCCAAAAATTAAAAGTGTATAGTAAAACATAACTATTAAACTGCATACGCATAAAGCGCCAAGTATTGTGTCTTTCATTATTTAAGTGTGTTTAGTTGTTTAGTAAATCGTTCGTTTAATCTGTCTATGCACTTTTCCCATATTTCTATGTTATGCGTGTTTTTGTTGCGTATAGATTCAAACTCTAAACCAGCGCCAAAGTGATTTGACCATACTGCGTCGTTTACTCTTTCATAAAAGACAAATTTTGCCTCTTCAATCTCTAATAAAATCTTTAATTTTTCTGTTCTATTCATTTTTTAAGTGTTAATTGTGTATACAAATATAACAACTATTACGAATTATGAACAATAAAAGTTACGTTTTTAACAAAAAAACTTTAGAAAAGGTGTGTAAGTCTTGCAACTTGTCCGTTTTCACGGTGGTGGATAAAGCCTTCTACGGCTTTTGGTGCGTGTTGGTAGCCTTTTTTATGGTGCCAACTGTCAGTTCCAGAAGGTGAACGTAAGCTTTCTACGGTAATTCCAATGAAATCTTGGCTTGTTTTGTGATGTACGTGATGCGTGTAAACGTATCTGTATTTAGTTTCAGACCATTCTACAGGAAATTCTTGTGCCATAAGCAACGGTAAGTCTTGTTTCTTTGCTCCATCTCCGTGTGTAGTGCCTATAAGATTTTGTCCGTATTTATAACCTTTGCGATGTGCGATTGAACAATCGAAGCTTATGTTTTTGCAGTTTCTGAAGTGCGTTTTTATTACGTCTGCTAAAAAAAAGCCTGTTTGATAGTCGTGGTTACTTGGATTAAAAGTAAAATGAACGTCTGCTACTGCGATCAACTGAAGCAAAATATCTACATAAAGATGTTTAGCTATTAAGAAATTAGAATACCATTGTCCGTCTGTATCTTGTGGTGTTCCAGAAGTAGTAGTTCTGCTTGGTGTGTCTATGTGCAGAATATCGTTACCACCGATAAATAAAATTTTGTCTATAGGAAAGCCTTGCGCTTTGTTTAAAATGCCTTGTACTCCTTCTTTGACACGTTTAACGGCTATTTGATTATTGTAGTCTTCGCCTGTTTCGAAACTATCTGCAAGTTTGCCTATGTGTATGTCTGCTGGGTCAATTACTAATAAATAATCTTTCGTTTTTTCGGTGCGTACTAATTTAGGAAATTTAGGTGCAAATTGTTTTAAGTCTTCTACAAGCTTTTTACTTAATTCTTCTAACTTGTTTTCGGCTTCGTTTTTATGTAGTGGGTTCTTAAAAAATAAACTTGCTTGTTTAGTTTTTAACCAACCGTGTTTAACGCTTTCAATATCTACACCAGCTTCTTCACTTGCTGCTTTTAAACCTCTGTAGCGAAATAATATTTCTGCTTCGTCTGGTGTAAGTCTGTAGCGTTTGTTCATATAAACTTTTTAACTAATTGCATAGCTGCTAAAACAAGAACGATAAGAAAAACCCATAATAAATAATTAGGTTGTTTACTTGCTTTTGCTTTTTGTACTTCTACACGTGTTTCGTATCTTATTGTGTCTCTGTGTATCTTGTATTCTATTCGTGTTTCTAACCTTGTTTTTGGCACAAATACGTTCTCATAGTGTACTATAGTGTCCTTACTTGAAAAGTATTTTTCGTAAACTATTGTGTCGTGAACAACAATAGGAATGCTGTCAATAGTTGCTATTCTTATCGTGTCACTTGAAATAAGCGGTTTTAAACCTTTCTTTAGTGCCTTTTGGTAGTGATAGTTCGCAGAGCAACTAAACAGCGTTAGAACGCAAATAAAACTATAAATTCGCATATTCTTCTTTTACTATAAATGACGGACAACTTTTATTAGCATATTCGTTGTGTCCGTGAATCGTCATATCTTTATTGTACTTATAAATTAGTTCGTGCATAAGTTTTATAAGACTGTCTTTCTGTGCTTGTGTTCGTGTATCTTTCGCTTTCTTCATATCCTTTGACATACCACCAACGTAGCAAATACCTATTGAACCTCTATTTTGTCCAGAACAATGTGCGCCTTGTTTGTTTATTGGTCTGCCTTCTTCTATTGTTCCGTCTATATGTATTAAGTAGTGGTAGCCTATGTCGTTAAAACCTCTTTTTAAGTGCCACCTTCTAATATCTGCAACATCGTGTTCACGACCTTCTGGTGTAGCCGTGCAATGAATTATGATTTTATTTATCTTTCGCATTTATGTCTTTAAAGTCTTGCGTAACTTCTTTTGCTCTTGCAAATAGGTTTTTTAGTGAAGTCCATAAGTCGATGCCTTTGACCGCTTTTATATTTTCGTTTAAAGAAATTACCTCAATACTTACTAAAACTAAAGCAAGTATTTTAGTGATCATAAGTTCAACAGAAAAAAATGTTAACACTATGTCGTTGATAATGTAGTAATCAATTAAATAAAATAGCATTATAGTAACTTCATAAAGAAGTATCTTGCTAATTACTGCGCTTAATTTTTTTGACGTAATTGGCGTACCTAATTTTTTAGATTTCCAAACGCCTGTGATCGTGTCAACAATTACAGAAACACCGATTAAAATAAGTATGCCAGATATAGGCAAAAAGAAGCTGCTAACAATAGCGAATAATTGCATTGAATATAGTTTTAGTTTAGTTGTTAGCAAAAGTAACTGTGTTTTCATTGTTCAAGTTGTTCTGTAAGTTGGTATGTTAGGTAAATTGCGAGAAATAACCCAATAGCCTTTACGTGAAAAGTATTATCGTAGACCATTCCAAAGGCTGCAATGTAGCCAAACACGAAATATAATATTGCTAAAACT